GCTCGCGTCTCTGGCTGCTCTGCAGGGAAAAGCAGCTCCCCTCGGTGCTCGCCCGTGCGCGGGAGTACGCGCGCGAGGCGCTCGAATGGATGATCGAAGACGGCGTTGCGCGCGCCGTCAACGTCACCGCCGAGATCGTGAGCAACGGTGTGCTCGGCCTCGGCATCGAGATCGTGCGCTCCGACAAGCCGGTCGCCCGGTATCGGTTTGAATCCTTCTGGAAAGGTGCATAGATGCCGTTCGCCAGGCCGACGCTTCAGCAGTTGATTGAACGGGCAGCGAGCGACATCGAGGCACGTCTGCCTGGCACCGACGCCAGGCTGCGGCGATCCAACCTCGACGTATTGTCGCGCGTGCATTCGGGCGCCGCGCACGGCCTGTACGGGCACCTGAACTTCCTCTCCCTGCAGATCATCATCGACACAGCAGAGGAAGGCTACCTGGACCGTTGGGCGGGCGTGTGGGGCGTGGCCAGGCTCGCGGCGGTCAAGGCGACCGGCGACGTCACCGTGACCGGCACGAATGGCGTGACGGTGCCTGCAGGCACGACGCTTCAGCGGTCGGATGGCGCGGAGTACACCACCGACGCGGACGCGACGATCGCACTCGGCACCGCGACTGCCGTGGTCACGGCCAGCGTCGCGGGACTGGACGGCAACACGGCCGCAGCTTCGCAGCTCACCTTCAGCTCGCCGATCGCGGGCATCAACGGCAACGCCCTGGTCGCGGCCGGCGGTCTCAACCAGGGCGCCGACGAAGAGACGGACGACAGCCTGCGCGCGCGCCTGCTCGATCGGATTCAGCGGCCTCCGCACGGCGGCGCGGACTTCGACTACGTCAAGTGGGCCAAGGAAGTGGCGGGCGTGACGCGGGCCTGGGTGTATCGGCAGGAACTCGGCGTCGGCACGGTCACCGTGCGTTTCGTGCGCGACGACGATGCCGGCGGGCTGATTCCCGACGCTGGCGAAGTCACGGCGGTGCAGACGTACATCGACGATCGGCGCCCGGTCACCGCCCAGGTTACGGTGGTCGCGCCGGTGGCCGTGCCGCAGAACTTCACCATCGCGCTCACGCCCAACTCGGTGGCCGCAAAGGCGGCGGTCACCGCCGAGCTGCAGGATCTGCTGCTGCGCGAGGCCGAGCCGGGCGGCACGCTGCTCCTGTCGCATATCCGCGAGGCGGTGAGCCTGGCGACCGGCGAGTCCGACAACGTTGTGACGGTCCCGAACGCGAACGTGGTGCGCGCGACCGGCGAGATCTCAACGATGGGGGTGATTACTTGGGCATGAACGCCGAGCAGTACGGCGATCATCTCCAGGCGCTCCTGCCCCAGGGCGGCGCCTGGCCGCGCGATCGGAGCGCGACGCTCACGAAGTTCCTGCAGGCGTGGGGCGACGAGTTCGCGCGCATCGACGGCCGGGGCGACCAGCTCATCGAAGAAGCCGACCCGCGCACGACGCTGGAGCTGCTCGCCGATTGGGAGCGTGTCGCCGGATTGCCCGACGAGTGCATGGGGCCGGGGCAAACCACGGCACAGCGGCGCGCGGCGCTGCTGCAGCGTCTCACGAAGCTCGGCGGGCAAAGCCCCGCCTACTACATTGACGTCGCGGCGGCGCTCGGCTTCACCATCACGATCGACGAATTCCGAGCGCACGACGTCGATGACGACGTCGATTACCCGCTCCTGGGTTCCGACTGGAACTTCGCCTGGCAAGTGAACTCGGCGCTCAACACCGTCGTCGAGCTGACGGTGGAGGACACGGTGGATGACCCGCTCGCCTTCTGGAGCACCGTACCTCTCGAATGCGTGATCAGGCGCCTGATGCCTGCTCACACGGTTGTAATTTTCGCGTACTCGTAAGGAGAAAAAGAACGATGGATCGCAAATGGAAATCGGGAGCCGCCGTCGCACCGCCGGCACTGGACAACGCGAGCGACGGCTACGCCACGGCCGGAGATCCCGGCAGCGGCACACCGGCGACCAAGCCGGGGCCGCACTGGTATCACATGGTCACGGAGGAAATTCTCTCCGTGCTCGCCGCCGCCGCCATCGCCGCCGACAAGGCCGTCGTCACGCAGCTCCGCGACGCCATCCAGGCGCTGAAGGCGAACATCGACAAGTCGGTGCGCTTCTCGGGCTACATCTCCCCGGCGCAGCTCACCGCGAACACGAACGACTGGAACCCGGCCGGCCTGGCCGACGTCTCCGCGATCCGGTTCTCGACCGACGCCTCGCGCAACCTCACCGGCCTGCAAGGCGGTGCTGGCGGTCGGGTAGTCAAGCTGTTCAACGTCGGCGCTCAGCCCCTGGTGCTCAAAAACGAGGATGCCGCCTCGACGGCTGCGTACAGGTTCGCGCTGCCGGCCGACGTCTCGATCGGCGCGGCGGAGTGTGTCGAGATTCAATACGACAGCACGTCGTCGCGTTGGCGCATCACGGACAAGGCGACGGCCCTGCTCGCCGCCGCCTCGCAGGCCGAGATGGAGGCAGGCGCGTCGCTGACCGTGTATGTATCACCGGGCCGGCAGCACAATCATCCGAGCGCGGTGAAGTTCTGGATCAACTTCAACGGCACCGGCACGATCGCTCAGCGCACTAGCTACAACGTCACCAGCATTACCGACAACGGCGTCGGGGATTACACGGTGACGATCGCAACCGACTTCTCGTCGGCGGATTGGGTGCCATTCTCGATGATTGGCCGCGATACGACGGCCGCCGCCGCGATGGGCATTCACGCCGAGTTGTACCGCGCCGTGATGGCCGCTGGCACGTTGCGCGTGCTCGTCTCCTACGACGGCGGCGGCACGGGCGCGGTCGCGCAGGACGCGGAATGGGTTCACATTGGCGGATTGGGAGACCAGTAATGAAAAAAATCATCTACACGCGCGTCGATGGCGGCTTGTCCGTCATCAACCCTTCCCCGAACGCCCGCCTGGTGCTGGCGCTCACCGGGATCTCGGCGCCGACAATCTTGGCCCTGCACGTCAACGGCTTCGAGGTTGTGCCGGCGAGCACCGACGCCCGATTCGTCGGGGTTATCACCAGCGCCGCTCCGGAGGTCGGGACCGCGCTTGACGCCGCCGGCATTGCCGTCGTCGATGACGAACCTGTCGCCGGCCTTTACAAGCTGCGCGATCCGGTCACCGATGCCCAGGTGATCGCCGCACTTCGCGGCCTGTCCTACGCGGTGGAGTGGGCAGAGTCGGATCTGGCCTTCGCCGTGCGGATCGCGCTGCAGGCCGGCCGCGTCCAATGGGCGGAGCCGATCGCCTTCGGGCGCCTGGAGCGCGCGCTGCGCGGCCTTCAGTTCGAAGTCGAGTGGGCCGAGAGCGACCAGGAGTTCGCCGAGCGCATCGCGCGCAGCGACGTGCCGGTGACGGTCACCGACGAGCGCGAGGGCCTGCCCGACATGATGCTGCGCAGAGACGCCCTGCAGCATGGCGTGACGTTCGATGAGACGGCATTCCGGGTCGTCGATGAAGCTGTCATTCCGGCCGACCGGGAGTTTCGCGGCGCATGGACCGAGACCGATGGCAAGGTCGTGCACGACATGGCCAAGGCGCGCGAGATCCACAAGCAACGCCTCCGGCTCGATCGCGAGCCGTTGATGCTTCACCTGGACGCCGAGTATATGAAAGCCGACGAGATCGGCGACGGCGTGAAGAAGGCCGAGATCGCCCAGGAGAAGCAATGGCTGCGCGACATCACGAGTCTGGCTGACCAGGCGCTGGACCTGGAGCAGCTCCGTGCGGTGAAGGTCGAAGCATAGAGGCAATGAAAAAGGAGGGCGACCGCCTCGGCGTTGTAGCGCCGCGACGGCCCCTTTTCCCACTGATGACACCAGTGAGCCAGGACAAGGCCCCCCACGCTGTACAGCGCGCGGCGAGGCTAACACGGAGGCATCAGGCTCACGATGCAGCAGGAGAACGGCAGCAAAGGTAAGAGTTTTCTTTCATGGGTTGGCGGCAAGGCGCGCCTGGTGGACAAGATCATTCCACTCATCCCCGACCACACGTGCTATTGCGAGGTGTTCGCAGGCGCGGCGTGGCTGCTCTTTAAAAAGCCGGAAGCTTCAAAATCCGAGGTCATCAACGACATCAACGTCGAGCTGGTGACCTTGTACCGCGTGATCCAGAACCACCTCGACGAATTCGTGCGCTACTTCAGGTGGGCGCTGGTCTCGCGGGAGGAATTCGAGCGGCTGCACCAGGTGAAGCCGGAAACGCTGACGGACATTCAGCGGGCGGCACGGTTCTACTACATGATCAGGACCGGCTTCAGCTCGAAGGTGAACAGCACCACCTTCGGCATGTCCACCGGCGCCCGGCCGGCGCTCAATCTGCTGCGCATGGAGGAAGACCTCTCCGCTGCCCACCTTCGCCTGGCGAGGGTGTACGTCGAAAACATGCCGTTCGCCGACCTGATCCGTCGCTACGATCGGCCGCACACGTTCTTCTACGTGGACCCGCCGTATCACGGTAGCGAGGACGACTACGGCAAGGGGCTGTTCAGCAGGAGCGACTTCGCGGTGCTCGCCGAGCTGCTCGCCAGCATCAAGGGCAAGTTCATCATGTCGATCAACGACACGCCCGAGATCCGGAAGCTGTACGGCCGCTTCAGGATCAGGACGGTGCCGACGCGCTACTCGCTCGGCGGCGCCGATCGCGGCAAGGGAGTGCGCGAGCTGCTCGTGATGAACTTCAAAGCGTCTTCTTGATTAGAGCATCAAGCTTTGCGATCAGTTCAGCGGCGCGCCCTACCTGCCTCTGGTGATCGTCGTGCGCGAAGTCTTCCTCAGACGGTTCGAGTAGTGGCAGCAAGGACCGCAGTTCGTTGTGGTGATCAATGTACGCATCGGCCTCGGCATCTGTCAGGCCGGCGAAGCGCAGCCGGTGGTAGCCGATCAGGTATTGGGCGTGCTCTTCGGTTGCCCGGTCCCATTCAAATTGAGGGACGTTCCTGTTGCTCGGCGCTGGTCTCAT